GCCTAAGATTTTGCCGGCTGCTATTGTCGCTGAGAAAAACAAGCTAATGAGCGAGAATCCTTGGATTTATCTGTTTGAGATAACCATTAGCGAAGCTGAGTATCTTCGGGTTTGTAATAATAATGAGAATGTCAGCTTTGAAGGCAATGTCTACCAAGCGCTTCCTATGCAGGTGGATACTTTCACGCAGACCAAGGACGGCAAAATACCGTCGTTGTCTGTTAGTGTCAGCAACGTAGGTAAGTTGCTGACTTACTACACAGAGCTATATGGTGGTCTTGTGGATTGCCCCGTAAGGCTGATGATGGTGAATTTAGGGTTGCTAGCTGAGAATTACGCAGAGCTTACTTTTAATTTCTCCATTACTACCACAAGCATTGGGTCTGAGTGGATAGTATTTAGCCTCGGGGTTCCTAATCCACTAAAACGCCGGTTTCCACAGCATAGGTATATTTCTAAGTATTGCAATTGGAAATTCAAAAGTGTAGAATGTAAATACTCAGGGACGAAGACTACTTGCTTACGCACCTGGGAGGATTGCATAGCGCACGCGAATACTTCTAATTTTGGTGGCTATCCGGGGCTGACATCTGATGGATTTAGAATCGTCTATTAGTGATCTGGTTGGGACAAAATACAAAGCTCATGGCAGGACTAAGCAAGAAGGCTTAGACTGCTATGGGCTTGTTTTGTTGATCGGCAAGAGACTTGGAATTGAGCTTCCTGAGAGTTTATACTTAGCTCGGTGGGATAAACGGCATGGGTTATTTGAAGATAACAAGCAATGGTTTATCAGGGTTGAGAAGCCCCAAGCTGGGGATTTGATAACATTCTCAATTAATAAGTATGTCGTACATGTTGGGGTTATGTTAGATCATTACAGGTTTATTCATGCTACCGACACAGCTGGCGTTTGCCTTGGTCGAGTTGATTCTACTCCACAGACTATAGAAGGGTATTACCGATGGAAAAGCTGATTATCAAGCAAGTCTCGAATGTGTTGACTGACGAGCATGTGTTTGTGGAGTTCGAAGGCACAGAGTGGACTTATCGGCAAGTAGCGGAGTATTTACTGCTCCCGGAGGTTAAGTATTGCTTTGTTGTTGATGGGCATGATGTCACTGATGCAGAATTAGATGATGTATGTCAGCAGGGTGCTGTGTTATTTGTAACCATTAATGGTCCTGCATGGCCAGCTATTTGGCTCGCGATTAAAGCAGTTGGCGCCAAAATAGCAGCTGCGTATGCAGCCAAAGGTCTGTTCTACTACGCAGTAAATGCTGCTGTAATGACAGCTATTTCTTACGGAATCAATGCTATTTTTGCACCTAAACCACAGAAGCCAAATCTGCCTTCTAATGATGATCTGACCTCTTCGCCTTCTTACGGTTGGAATCCTACGATTACTCAACAAGAAGGCGCTATTGTGCCTAAGTATTACGGCACTATGGTTGCTAACTCTGGGAATGTTATTACTGCCTATCGGGATATGGATGGAGTAATTCCTGATGTTAATACCGGGGCTGCAAGGGAGGCTATTCGCTGTGCGGTTAGCTACGGGTTTGGGCCAATCAAGGGCATCAGGGAAGTTAAAATCAACGACCAGTATTTAGATGAAAACACCGGGCTGGTTGTGCAGCGGCGCTATGGGTTTACTAGCCAATCCCGCATCGCTGCTATTGAAGACTTCACAACTACCGAAGATACTCCTGGGTATAATGTTTCTACTACTTGTGCGCTTTACGAGCATCCAATTCCTGCTGGGACTCATGCCTACGAAGTAGTGCTGCATTTTCCTTCTGGGCTTTACCAATATCGGGATGACGGCAGCAAAGAAGGCTATCCAGCACAGTTTGAAATGTATTGGTACAATGTAACCACCAGTACCATTATTAAGCCATTTATTACAGATTCTGGAGCGACGATTACTAAGTTCGCTCGTTGGAGCTATGGCTACTATGGGCCGTTTGGCGAAGATGCTTCTGGCAACTGGACGCTTAAGGGCTGGCGAGAAATCGAAGCATGGTACGAAGAAGACTTGCCATACGATATGGCTAACTACTCAAATTCTGTAGAAGGATTTGATTGCTATTGGAGAAAGATAACTGTTGAAGAGCAGCTGCCTGATTATCAGGCGACTACTTACAAGACCATGACTGGTCCTGTTTATGCCGCGACAGATGTTACTTTCCAGTTTAATCTGCCTTATGCAGACGGGCATTCTTTTAAGTTCTATATCCGAAGGATAGATGCGCCGGATACGCTTAAGCAAATGGCGTCGGCTTATGTCAGCGCGATTAGATATAAGACTTATCGGTTTACTACTTATCCCAGGAATGTTGTGTTAGCCATCAGTGGGATTGCTACTGAGAGGTTTAATAACGATCTGGATATTAGTGCTATTATTGATGGAGCGATAGTTAATACGTATAACGGCACTAGCTGGACTTTGCAGCATAGCAGTAATCCGGCGTGGATAGCTTGGGACGTGCTGACTCAGCCGGTTTATACGAATAGATCACCTATTGCAGAAAACTGGGGCAGTTGGCTTGGGTATGATGATATTCTAACGCTTAACCGCTACGATGGATTTCAGCCTTCGCAGTTGAATCTTAACGATTTCTATGCTTGGGCGCAGTTCTGCGATACCCTTGTCAGTGATGGCGCTGGTGGTACTGAAAAACGCTTCGTGGCTAATTGCGTCTTTGACACGGATATGTCCCTCTGGGATGCAGTCACTAAGTTCTGCGAGAACTACCGAGCGTTGATCTACTGGAACGGCAGCGAGATTCGGCTTTGTGGCGACTTCGGCGCAACAAGTGTTAGCCAGCGGTTTAATGACGGGAATATTATTGCAGATAGTTTGTCAATTAGCTACATCCCGAAAGACACTCGGGCAAATGAAGTTGAGCTTAGTTATCTTGAAGAAGGGAATGATAATAAGCGAACAGTACTAGCGTTATATGACCCGGAGATTGAAGGTGGGAATAAGTCTCAAGTAACCCTGTTTGGTACGACCAGGGCTAGTGAGGCTTGGCGGATTGGTAAATATCTGCTGGCGTGTAATAAGTACATCAACCGTATTGTTAAGTTCAGCACTAGCTACGAGGCGCTGCATAGTGCGCTTGGCGATGTGATTGAAATTCAGCATAGTATGCCCGACTGGGCAGCTGGTGGTAGGATTGCGAGTTATAACTCAGCCACGAAGATATTCTATATTGATGGGTTATTGCTAGGTGATAGCGAATATCTAGCTATGGGATTTTCCCAAGCCACTATTGACGGTTGGCGCGCTGGTGGTGCAGGGCAAGTAATCAACAACCAAGTAGACACAGGGCTTACTATCGGTATCCGCACTCTTAATGGTGCTTATGCTGAATATGCTGTATATGGCGGTGGTTGGCTCAATGGTCAGACACAGATTATTCTTCCAGTGGCTACTTCTGCAACTGGAAGCCCGCAGCTAGGCGATTTGTATTGCTTAGTTGGTGATGTTGCTCTGCAGAAATTCAAGATTACTGATATCAGCATAGAAAATGACAACACGGTTAGTATTACTGCTGTTGATTATAACGAGCAGATTTACGTTGAGGCAGATGATTGTACAGGTGTTACTGCCCCTGTGCTTACGTTGCCAGACAAATTCCCTAATGTCACGAATATCACTGCGGCTACTTATGCTAAGTTAAGTGCTGGTGCGTATACAAGAGCACTAGAAGTTAGATGGACGATACCGATTAGTGCTTACTTCGCCAAGGTGCGGGTTTATTTGTCGTATGGCAGTAGTGCGACTGTACTTACTAACATAGCTGAGTTTATTGGCGAAACCACAGGAACACAGTATCGACTTGAAAATGCTCCTGTTGCTGAGTATTATCGCGTCCATGTCGCGACTGTTAATACTCTCGGGAATGAAGAACCATTGTCGATGTGTCCTTCTATCGGCTGGGAAGCTTCTGATGTGAATGAAGTTACTATTCCCTATATGGCTACTGGGGTTAATGAACTGAGAGTTATTAATTCCATTGGTGATGGACTGACGTTTAACACTCCTGGTTGTGTGATTGGCTGGAATGCACCAGAAGCTGCCTGGGCAGACGAAAAGTGGCTGGCTTACTATGAAGTTAATATCTACCAAACTGGCACGGCTACTGTGCTGCATACTGCCCAGGTTAAAGGCAGTCGGGAGTATACGTTTGCGTTTGATACTAACGTAGCTTGCACGGGTGGTCCGTATAGGACATTTGATATTGGAGTTCGTGCAGTAGATGGGCTGCTGAATATTGGCACCGAAGTCAAGATCACAGCGGTTAATGCGCAGCCAATGGCCGTTCAGAATGTCACTGGGAATGACTTCGTCGGTGGAGCTACTATTAGCTGGGAACTGCTTACTGCGCCAGATGTCGCTGGGTATATTGTTGGGTATAGCGCAAATGCTGGTGGGCCATTCATGCAGCTACGGCAAGTCGGCAAAGACACTGCTAGTTGCGAAGTCTACCTAGAGGACGGCATTTGGTTTTTTGTCGTCGGGGGCTATGATGTCTTCGGGACAACAGGCATTAACTACTCCACGGCAATTAGCGTGGCTATCAGCCATGAGATTAGTATTGCGAATGTTGTGGATTTTGAAGAAGGCTTGTCGGATGTATATGCTGTGCCTATTCCGCGTGGCGTTGTTTGGTCGGTGGCAGCAAATGTGCTTAGTTGGAATGCTCATGAGATTATTTATAGTGGTACGGTTTACAGCATTGCTGCTGGTAGCACTAGTCTAGCTTCACCGTATGTTTATTGGCAATCACTGGCAGGTAGCTACGCGACGACTGCATCTTTGGATACTTTTAATGGCCTACTACCAACTAGCAATCAGTGGCAGATTGCTATTAACTATGGGGCTTATTACAAGCTTGCATGGGTTGCTCAGGCAAATCAAGTAATCGGGTCTGCTTGGATTGGCGAAGCAGCTATACAGAATGTCAACATCGGTAATGAAATCTGGAGTAATAACTTTAGCTACACCCCTGGTTCGTCCATGTCTGGCTGGAAGATTAGCAAAAGTGGCAAGATCATGGCTAATGATCTTGAGATTTATGCGTCAGATGGTACGTTGCTTATTGATGGCAACTGGGAGAATAACTGGTCTTCGGTAATCGACGATGGTGGTAAGCCAGCAGATAATGCAACTG